CCCCCCCCCCCCCCCCCCCCCGGGGGGGGCTTTTTTTTGGGATTTAATAAATTGAAATAAAAGGATTTATTTCAAAAGTGTCCACATATCGACCACATTGACAAGAATAGCCCCCTTTACAGGGGGCTATTTTTATACCGCAAGACTAAGTTGACTGTTCCCGTAATGAGAAGCCGGGAAAGCGTCGCCGGGGATAAATCCAGGAGGCAAAGGATCTGCGCTGGTTGAGCGCTTCGTTACTCTGCGCTCTAAGGTGTTAAGTGTCGTGAATGACTCGCTGCATTCAAGATTCTGGCATTGATGATATTGCCGGATGGTGAACTCGCTTAACCGGCGGCTGGTGCGGGTGCGGGCGTTTGCGCCGCAGTAGGGACAAACAAACATGATGATCTCCCATAGGGAGTTGAACTCACGGCTATTATGGCCGCTACTGTTCAGTTTCTGCAATCCAGTCGCTTATTTTCGCCTCAAGCTCCATTTTCGTGGTAAATCCGTTATCACCGATCACATGTTCCGCTCTGGCAATGATCCAATCCTGAGTATCAATTTCAGGCTTAAAGCCCGACACGGTCAGATGCATACCCGGATATAAATCGGCGCGGCCGCGCGCCAGGGTTATCGAAAACTGTGCCGCGCCTTTCTGGAGTTGTATCCATTTTGCCGCAGCTGCGCGCCTGGCCGCCGTTTCGTTCTGATAGGTTTTACGCAAAACATACACGTTACCTTCAGCGCCCTCCATGTAATCCCCCTCCGGCCGGCTGCTTTTCTCCTCAGCCTTTTTTCTGGCAGTATTTGTTTTGCGCTTAGTGACCTTGACCGGTTTTTTCTTGCCGAAATTAAGATCCAGCCAGTACGCCCGCACGCCGGTGTAAGCATCGCGATCGGCAATGCGGAACCTGTGACGATCTCCGCTGGCACGGGTTATCTCAGCCGATGGCAGCGCCCTACCAGATGCACTAACGCCGCCCCCAGGCAGGATAAACAGCAGACAGCCATTTTTCACGGTGGCAATGGCCCCCAACATCTCCGCCATGCGCGTTAAAAACGACATGTCGCTCTCTTCGGTCTGATCCGCATGGTCGATCTCAATGTCGATCAGGGCCTCGCTAATCATCGGCTTCAGGTCATAGCGCCGGGCAATGGCCGATACCACCCGCTCTACCGTCAAATCATGCCAGGACACCTCCCGCCTGACGTTCATCTCTTCGCGAAAATCAGCGCTGTGCGCGGTGATGTCGATAACATCCGGCGGCCCGCTATGCCCCACCTCGTCAACGGTGTAGAGACCTTTGTAAATCAACGCCTCACCCATCCAGCCGATGGACACCGCCAGCTCCGCACCACGTGGGGGTAAATCTGTTACCCCGTCAGAGTCATCTACTGACAGGGTTAGCTGGTCAGCATCAAAACCGTTGTTATCTGTAACAGATAACGAGGTGATGCGGTCGGCCAGTTCGGTCAGGGCAACCCCACCCAGCGTGATACTAAAATCCGGTGTCTTTACGACCTCACTTAATTTTTCTACATACGCTTCGGCTGCTGTTGTCAGCGTGTCTGCTATCGACATAACTCCCCCGTTTTATGCTGATGATTCCATGCCCGCGCGCGGGGCTGAATCCCTTTTTGTTGTCAGCGAACGGGCAGACCGGCAACCAGGCGACGCCAGCAGACTTAACGTTGAATATGGCCCTGAACTCAAAGAGCAACATGATGGTGAACTTATGTCTGAAACTCGTTTTCACGGCGTCCGCTCTCGCGAAAATACCGACCTACAGCAGGCAATCAATGACATTGATTCCAGTGTAATCGGTATTGTTGCTGTTGCTGATGACGCCGATCCGGAAACCTTCCCGCTCAATACGCCGGTTCTGCTGACACGGGTGCGTAACGTCCTCGGCAAGGCAGGTAAAACCGGGTCACTTTACAAAACCCTCAAAGCCATTTCCGATCAGTGCAGTCCGCGTGTTGTGATTGTCCGGGTGGAAGAGGCTTCCGGTAACGGCCCCAGCCAGTCTCAGGCCGTTATTGGCGGAACAGATGGCGACAGCTACACGGGAATATATGCCCTGCTGACAGCGGAAGCCAAAACCGGCTATCGGCCGCGCATCCTGGCGGTGCCGGACTACGACACCGAGGAAGTGACGTCACAACTTTGCGTGATTGCCCAGAATCTGCGGGCTTTTGTTTATGCCGGTTGCAACGGCTGCGCGACCATGGCGGAGGCTATCGCTTATCGCAAAACCTTCGCATACCGCGAGCTGATGCTGATCTGGCCGGACTTTATCGCTTACAACCCCCTGACGGATGATAACGAAACGTTTCCCGCCCCGGCTTACGCCTGCGGCCTGCGCGCCGCTATTGATAACAGCCAGGGCTGGCACAAATCGCTGTCGAATGTTGTGGTGAATAACGTTCTGGGTATTTCGAAAGATGTGTTCTGGGCATTGCAGGCAGAAGACAGCGACGCTAACGAGCTGAACAACAACGAAATCACGACGCTTATCAAGCGTGACGGTTTCCGCTTCTGGGGTAACCGCACCACGGACACCGAAACCTACACTTTTGAGGTGTTTACCCGTACCGCGCAGATCCTGGCGGACAGTATTGCGGAGGCGCAATTTACCTCTGTTGACAGCCCGCTCACTCCGGCCAACGTGAAAGATGTGGTAAGCGGCATCCGCTCTACTCTCAGCAAAAAAGTCACTGCCGGCCAGCTTATCGGCGCTGACTGCTGGTATGACACGCTGGACAACGGCACCACGGATTTGCGCCAGGGAAAACTGATTGTGCGCTATAGCTACAGCCCGGTCCCACCGCTTGAAGATCTGACGCTATACCAGACCTTTACTGATGATTTTTACGAACCGGCGTTCGCGTCGCTCGGGGGTGAATAATGGCTATTCCTCACAAACTGCGGCTTTTTAGCTGCTTTGTTAACGGCGACAACTATCTGGGAAAAGTGACCTCTTTCACTCGCCCCAAACTGTCACGAAAGATAGAGGACTATCAGGGTGGTGGCATGCTGGGTGCGGTCGGTGTTGATCTCGGCCTTGAGGCTGGAGCGCTGGATTCCACCATTGTATTTGGTGGTGTCATCAAAGCACTGTTTCTCGAATACGGGGCAGAAATTGACGGCACGCGGCTGCGCTTTGCGGGTGAATATTTCACTGATGGCGAAAGCCAGCTTGTCGAGGTGGAGCTGCGCGGGCGATTTACTGAACTCGACGGTGGAGACTCAAAACAGGGGGAAGACACGGAGGAAAGCTACACCTTTAAATCCACCTACTACAAATTCTCCATTGATGATCAGCCCATTATCGAAATCGATCTGCTGAATTTCATCTACAAAAAGAACGGTCAGAACATGTTCCCGGACCGCATCACCTCCGCCCTTGGCATGGGCAATTGATAACCTTTCAGAGGGTGGCGAAGATGCCGCCCGGAGATTTTAAACATGGCTAAAAAAACTAAAAACCTGTTCACGCTGATGCAGCCGGTAGTTCGTAAAGACAGTGAGATCGGTCAGGTGGAAATTACCGGCGCCATCAGTCAGGCAGGATCGCTGCGCGGCCTGAATCTTATCCGCGTTGCCAATATGGATGCAGACTCAATTGCCACGCTGTTGACGCGAGTCACCGCGCCTGCGCTGACACAAAAAGAAATCAACGAAATGCACACTCTGGACTTTATCGGGCTGGCAGAGCTTCTGGTCCCTTTCTTGAATCCGCCGGAGCCTGGAGCGTCGAACGTGGCGGAGACGGAGAGCGAGTAATCACCGTTGCGTTTGACCAGATCGACGATCTGGTTGCTGATATTGCCGTTATTTTTAACTGGCCGCCCTCTGAAGTTTTCGGCATGGATCTTGGCGAGGTGATAGCCTGGCGCAAGCGGGCGGCGCTTCGAAGTGGTGCCAGTGATGAAGAGTCTTGATATACGCGTTGCTTTCAGCGCGATCGACAGATTTACCCGCCCCGTTAATGCTGCCCGCCAGAGTGCGGGCGGCCTATCCGACTCCCTCAGAAAAACACAATCCACCCTGAAAGGGCTCGATAAGAGCAGTGCTACTTTTCAGCGAATGACCGCGGCCGTCGGCAAAACCGACCGTTCCATCTCACGTGCCCGTGCCCGCTTTGATGGCTTGTCAGAAGCACAACGTAAAAACGGAACGCTGACGGAAAAACAGCAAATACTGATGTCGCGACTGGGTGAGCGGCTTGATCGGTTGACCGCAAAACGTGTGACGGAAGTGGCCCGCCTTCGTGAAAGTGCATCAGCCCTGCGCCAGCATGGCGTCATGCTTTCCGGTAGTAGTGCCACCATCGGTAACGCGATACGCCGCACAGAACAATACAACCAATCCCTTGAACGGGAAAAACGGCAACTTGCTGCGGTCACTCAGGCTAGTAAACGTTACGAGGGTGCACAGCAGATGGCCGGAAAGTTGCGCTCTGGCGGTGCCATAGCATTAGGTACAGCAACCGCTGCCGGGTACGGCGCCGGACGCTTCCTGTCGCCTGCGGTTGGTTTTGATGAGGAAATGTCAAACGTTCAGGCGCTGACGCGGCTCGATAAAAGCGATTCACAGCTAGCCGCCCTGCGTGCTCAGGCAAAAAAACTCGGTGCTGAAACCGCCTTCACTACACGTGACGCCGCCAGCGGCCAGGCCTTTCTGGCAATGGCGGGCTTCACGCCAGATGCTATCCGTGCCGCACTGCCCGGCGTGCTCAATATGGCGCTGGCAGGCAGCATGGAACTGGGCGAAACGGCAGACATCGGCTCAAACATTCTTTCTCAGTTTTCCCTCGATGCCGGAGAAATGGACCGCGTCAGCGATGTGCTGACAGGTACATTTACCCGTACCAATACCACGCTTAGCAGCCTCGGCGAGACAATGAAAGTTGTCGGGCCGGTAGCGGCGGGACTTGGGATTAGCCTGGAAGAAGCCGCAGCCATGACTGGCACGCTGGCGCGCGTGGGTATTCGCGGTAGCGAGGCCGGTACGGCAATGCGTCGCTCCCTCTCCCGCCTGGCCTCCCCCACTACGGCAGCCAAAAAGGCGCTCAAAGAGCTGGGAGTGGAAACTGCCGACGCGAGCGGAAAGATGAGACGTCCGTTCGATATTCTTCTCGATCTACAAAAACGCGTTTCCCGCTTTGGCGAGGTGGATCAGGTTTCATTTTTCAAAGATATCGCCGGAGAAGAGGGTTTTACGAGCCTCCAGTCTTTGGTCAACGGCGCAGGTGATGGCTACCTCCAGTCACTCTATGAACAAATTGCAGAAGCACATAAAAATCAGGAGGCCTTCGCCGTCGCTAACAAGAAGAAAGACAACCTGGGCGGCGATTTGAAGGAGCTGGACAGCGCGTGGGAGGCGTTCCGCATTTCTGTGACTGAGACAGTAGACGGCCCATTACGCAGGCTGACACAGGGGCTTAGCCGGGTTATTGGCACTATTCAAAGCTGGATAGAAGAAAACCCCAGACTTTCACGAACGTTGTTACTCGCCGGTGGTACTGCACTGGCATTAACCGCAGTAATTGGCGGTATGTCATTAGCTGCTGGTCTACTTTTAGGGCCGCTAGCGAAGCTCAGACTGGGGTTTGCGCTTCTGTCCGGCGGGAGAGGAATCGGAGGTACGGTATCAGCGTTCCGCATGTTGAGTGCTGCGGGCGGTAGCTCACTGGTAAAAATTAACGGATGGGGTGCTTTACTCAGCGGCCTGGTCGGACGCCTCGGCGTATTAACCAGATTGATGGTACCCCTGCGCGGTGCGTTACTTGGCGCCTTTACCTCTCCGGTGACTGCTATTGGCGCCCTGTCAAAAAGCATTGGCGGGCTGGCACTGCGGCTAACCGGGATCCCTGCTCTCTTCGGCATTGTGAAAGGCGGAATTGCGGCGCTGAGTGGCGGCTTATCAATGCTATTGAGCCCAATCGGCTTAGTGGGTGCTGCGTTTGTAGCGGCTGGGGTACTGATCTGGAAATACTGGGGACCAATTAAGGCCTTCTTTAGCGGTTTTTTTACAGGCGTCATCCAGGGGTTAGCGCCTGTTTATAACGCATTTTCCAGGCTGGCGCCCGTTTTCGGTGCCATTGGGGATGGCGTTAAAAACGTCTGGAACTGGTTTAAAAAAGTATTAACGCCCGTTGAGGAGAGTCGCGAGGCGCTAAACAAATGCGCCAGCGCCGGGCAGACTTTTGGCGAAGTCCTGGGGACCGCACTTAGCGTTCTGCTTTGGCCGCTTCAGAAGTTAATGGAAGGCGTCGGCTGGTTACTGGAGAAGCTCGATCTCATCCCCGATGGCATTGAAAGAGCCAGGTTGGAAGCGGCCAGACTCAGGGCTATTCCGGTTATGTGGGAATGGGATGAAAAATCCGGGCGCATGGTTAAAAGGGAGTGGCAATGGTCATCTGAAAAGCCTGCAAGCAAAGGCAGCGCCCCGCCGCCCAATGTGCTCGGGGGCAACTCTGGAACAGAGCGGCGGCTGGGCCAAATCGCGGATAACACCAAAGGCCTTTTAGATGAGGAAAAGCGCAAACGTATCGGGCCGGGTGACATTGTATTTAAAAATCTCCCTCCAGCCTTTGCTGTGCGTGGTGAATGGCAGGAATCTCGGCTTATTCGGCAACCTGTTAGTGCTCGTCCGGTTATTGCTGCCGGAGAGCCATTGATTAAGCAGGCACCCGCCTGGCAGGCAGTCCGCCGAAATGAAATCAAGCGCCCGGCAGCTTCGGTGCCGGCAGATGGTTTTTCTGGTGAGATTCACGTCCATTTGCATGGCATCAAGAGCGACAATCCGCGCGAGCTGGCTCGACTTGTCGGGGAGGCTGTCCGTACAGAGATGGATAAACAACAACGTGCTGCCCGGGGTTCGTTCCGGGATAGCGATTGACTGGAGGTAAAACTATGATGATGGTATTTGGGCTTTTTGTATTTGAACTCAGGACACTGCCCTATCAGCAATTACAGTTATCTCGTAACTGGCGGCACGTAAAGAATGACCGTGTGGGCCGGAGCGCAAAATGGCAATACATTGGTGCAGGCGAGAACCAGCTGACGCTTGGGGGGTTGCTGTACCCTGAAATCACCGGCGGTAACCTGTCGTTGGGTGCAGTCTCAACAATGGCCTACACAGGGCTGGCCTGGCCGCTGATTGATGGTGTCGGGTCTATCTACGGGATGTTTGTCATTACAGGATTGCAGGAGACGCATCAGGAGTTTGACCGCTATGGTAAGGCGAAAAAAATTGAGTTCACGCTTTCGTTGCAGAGGGTTGATGAGGATATCCGGGAGCGGCTGCAAAGTTCCTCTGTCAGCGAGCTGATGGCAACCATAAAGGATGGGGTTGAAACTGCGTTGAATTAAGCCCAGGTGAAGCTTGATGGCCAAACTTCTTAAGCAGCAGCAAGAACATTTATGCATGCCTTAGATAAGATTCGGCCTAATACATCCATAGCAAAGAGGTATAACACTAAGCCAAACATAATCTTACAACAGTTCCATACCAAAGCGGGGTGAAAAACTAAAAAAGTTGGAGAAATGCAACTAATGTTAAAAATAGTTAGTCTGGAAAGTCCTTTCGAGAGGAATCAAACTCAAGGACTCAGTAGGTAGCATTGAATCTAATGTTTTTTTTTCACTATACGTAAGGTATAATTTTACAACACAGCATACCTATAATCCTATCAATGATGCGTATATAAATCACTCAAAAGGAAATTTTATGTCCAGCTACTGCTTTTACTCTCAAGATGCATTAGCACTCGCTCAAAGTTCTGGGATCGATGTGCTTATCAATGATTATGCAGAGCAGCACAAAAAACAAACATACATTCTTTGCAGACCATTATCTAATGAGGATGTAATATATGATTACGATAAGGCAATAGCTGTATTTTCATCTGGAATAAAACCTTTTTTCATAGATATTGGCAACAATTTAGAATTATTTGAAGAATATCAGGAAGATTTTCTAGAGGATGTTTCATTCTTAGCTGAGAAATTCAAATATAGAGAAAAAATTGGTAGGAAAAAATCATGGCAAAGCCTATTCGTTTCACTTCCCATAGATGATCTTGACTTCAGTAAATTAGAAGTTGAAACTAAAGAAAGTCGAGTGATTGACCTAATAATTTCACTTATCGTTGGAAGTATTAATGATACCTCTAGAATAAATCTGGAAGCGAGTAACCTGTTAGATACAATTAAGTCTAAAATTATCTTATTTGACACCGATCAAACAAGATTTGTTTTCCAAAGTGGATTTGGGAAAAAAAGTGTAATTCAGGGATTAGCTGGTTCTGGTAAAACAGAGTTATTATTACATAAGTTGAAAGAAATCTATTCTAAAAATCCGGATTCTAAAATTGCCTTTACATGTTTCAATAAAATCCTCGCATCTACAATGAGAACAAGGATTCCTGAATTTTTCGATTTTATGCGAGTTGAAAAACAGATTGAATGGGGCACAAAACTTTTTTGCTTCAACTCTTGGGGTTTGACTAAAGATCCTCTCTCAGGAATGTATAGATACATTTGCCATTTTTATGAAATCCCATTTGGTGGTTTTGGAAACGGAGACTTTGACTTCCTTTGCAAGAAAGCCATTGCAGATATAAATAATAGCGGACGATCAGATAAAAAGGCTCTTGATTATATCTTTATCGATGAAAGTCAAGATTTCCCGCAAAGTTTCATTGATCTCTGTGAAATGGTAACATCTAAAAAGCTGTACGTTGCCGGAGATGTTTTTCAAAATATTTTCATGCCTATAAATGATAATGTAAATCGGGCCGATATCGTTCTTAAAAAATGTTATCGCACAGATCCAAAAAATTTAATGTTTTCACATGCTTTGGGAATGGGTCTTTATGAAGAGCCTGTTCTACGATGGTTAAAAGAGGCTGAGTGGGATTCTTGTGGCTATAAATACAACAAAATAGGCAATAGAGTTGAATTGTCAAGAGATCCGCTAAGGCGCTTTGAAGATATTCCAAAAGATTATAAAAGCACAACTCTACATTTAATGGAGAGGACCGATAATGGACCAGATAAAATAATTGAAATAATAAAAGATATTAAACACCGCAATCCTACCTTAGCAGAAGGCGATATAGCTGTTATATTCCTTGATTCCAGTGGATATATATATGATTACATTCAATCTCTAAAATTGAAAATTAAGCAACAACTTGGCTGGGATTCTAATATCTCACATGAAACAAAAGCCAAACAAGATGGTAAATTGTTCATTTCGAACATTAATAACGCTAAAGGTCTAGAGTTCCCTTTTGTAGTTTGTTTTGCCATGAAACTGGTTAAAAGATCAAACTTCCGAAATGCACTCTATACTATGATGGCACGGTCATTTCTCGAAAGCCATCTAGTTTTAAATGATGATAAAGAAAATCCATCGATGCCAACTATTCTTGAAGGCTTACATTTCCTAAATAACAATAATTACATGAATGTAAGACTACCCTCTGAAGAAGAAATAAGAAATCAAAAAGATTTCATTGTGTTGGATGAGTCTATTTCTATACCTAAACTAGTAAAAGCCTATTGCTCAGACAAGAGAGCATCACCTTTATTAATTGCCAAAATAATTGACAAGGTTGAAAGAATGATTTCAGAAGATGATGATGACGTTGATGGAGAATACATTAAGAGCCTGATTGGACTAGAATATGAAAGGAATAGAAAAAAATGAGCCAATATCTATTCAATAACATACCCGGCGAATATTTTGATAAATTTCGCCCTGTTAGAGATGTGTTTTCTAATTTAGAAAACCTCCTTGTGATTGCGGAAATCGTGAACACTTGCCATAGTTCATGGAATAAAAAAACAAATGATTTTGATTTACTAATAACAACTGGCACTCACAAAAGAATACTTATAAGAAAACCAGATGGTTTTTTTACAATGAACCTTCCCTTTCAGGTAATAGAGTTTGAAGAAAACATCAGCTTTAATTATGACGCCTATGGATTAGCAGTTAATGCCGAGTTCATTTCTAGATGCAGGAATGTTATTACAACTTGCGATAATGGATTCTTTTCTCACGAGGCAATAGCTGTTGATTTATGTGATAACTTTGATGGAGACATGCAACAAGCTATACATTACTCTGATGCAATTTCAGCCTTACTATTATTAGACCATGGATATTTTAGGTTTGATGATGATCCAATAAGGGTTAATGGTAAAATACATCCAAGATATCATTTCGATTTCTTCTGTAATAATTCAACAAATGTGAAGATTGGTTCTAATACTCGTATAGAAGATTCGTTTTTTTTGAACTTATTTGATGTTAATAAAGATCGACCTTATCTTGCTTAAATCATAGGCGCTCAATTGAGCGCCTATCTTATTTTATAATATTGATTATTATAAAATCACTCGATAACCGCAAGCATAGTATTAGCTGAATTCTATTATTATACTAATTAAAAAACATAGAATGTCACTTTCTATTGTGTGCTATATGTGAAAACTTTCAGGTTAAGTTTGTAAGGATACATGTCTGATACTAGCAGATATCGGCAAACACGGTCATTACTGACCGTGTTTTGTTATGCTGAGCGTATCCACATGCAGAGGCTAACATATTCGTTAGTCACATCAATCGACTCATTTGTGGATTCCGTTAAGCCCTTCATATCAGTGTAAGTCCCATCAGTGAGGGCTAGCGGACCGCTTTTCTGGTTATCTGTGCCGTGTGTCGTGTTTGGATCCCATGTAGCCCCCGGAGATCGGTCGCCAGACCGGTGCCAGTGCGGCGGGAGATTATTGGCTTCAATTTTGACCTTATTACTGCCGCCGGTCACACCATAATGAGAGCCAATCCTAACAACCCTATTCGCAAAGGTTTCGCTTAAGTCAGTCCATGTCTGCCAGGGGAACCGCTCCGCTGGACTTTGCTCGCCAGAGACAACAATTCCGACATAAAAAATGGCGTCAACAATTGCCTTATAGGCCGCTCCGTCGCTGTTGAGTCCCAGCGCCTTAAGGGCTTCGGATGTATCGCTCAGATCGGAAAGATTATTTTCTTTCTGAAGTGCACCGGTGATCCGCGAGTCATCCCCCGCAGCTACCGTTCCCGTCTCGGTGCCCACGTCCCGCGTGGCTGAGTTTCCCAGCTCCAGATTTTCCCGGGCCTCTTCTGTATCGTTTAAATCAGCAAGATTTTGTGCTCGCCGCAGATAACGTTTATCGCCCGTTTCCAGCGTGATAGTGGCAAGTGTCGGATCGATAACGAGCTGCACATTTGAGCTGTGCGTCAGCGTCAACACCAGCGTCAGAATGATCTCTTTGATAATGGAATCCGATTGCGCCGGGAGGTATGTCGCCGGGTATGTGCCGTAAGCGATGAGCGTACCCTTAGCGCTGACCAGCCCCGCTTCTCTGAGCGTTTTACCCGGATAATCCTGACAGTTGATAACGATCTGCCCGCTGATAAACCCCTCATAGCTTGAATCAGAGTCAAAGGTTTCACGGCCAAACTGTCCAAAAAGCGCCGTCACCGCCGCCAGCTCATCGGGATCGGTCGGCAATGTCACGCCGCCACCATCGCCGATCAGCACGGAGGTAATATCCACCACCTCCCCCGCCTGATACGCGGCCTCGATTTCGGCGGCGCCCGCCGTAGTTAGTGTCAGTCCCGTGGCCATTATACCTCCTCACTTTTTGTTTCTGGCTCAATGCCGTACACGCTGGCAAGTTGATCATAAAAATCATCACTCACGGTCTTGCGGTCAGCATCGATATCGCCTTCATCAAGATAAATCACACCAGCGATCTGAAGCCGGTTCAGGTGTTCCAGGAAAAACGCATCGGTCTGACAAAAGTCGATCAGGCTTTTTAATTGATTGAATGTTTTCATAGTTTGTTCGTTATCCAGTTGCCGGGTAAATCGTCGTAATCGTCCAGGCCCGCACAGGCATAAAACGCGTAATAGTGCGCGGTGACGTTCGGCACTTTGCCCATAAATACCAGGCCTTTGCCGGCGAGTAATGCGCAGCTCCTGAATATTGCCGTTGTGGTGACAATCTCCGGGTAACTCGCAAGATTAAATATCGTGTTAACGTCGCTGTGTAATGACGCGCAGCCGTCAAACAGATAACCCACCGTCGTTACCGCCGTGGTGTTGAGTAATCCCGCCCCGACGACTTCCAGCGCACTGCATTCCGAAAAGACATTCGTGAATACCGTGGCACTTATGCTGGCGGCAAAAAGACCGGCTGGCACTGAGCGCAGGTTTTTACAGCCCCTGAAAGTCTGGCCGTAAGAGGTCACCAGCGGGTTGCCGCTGAACAGGTTTTCCGGTATTTCCTCCACGCCGGTATTCTGGAACGTGGCGCCAAACGAGGTAATAAGCGAGCAGGACGCGAACAGCGTCGGCGGAATATTTACCAGTGAGGTGCAACCGTAAAACGTCGATCCGGCGCCGGACAGAAGAATGTTGTTTTTCAGCAAATCGCCGGGCAATAACGCCAGTGAGGTGCAGCCCGAGAATGTCAGCGTTAACGAAGTGAGATTGATGCAACCATCAAGCAGGCCGGATGGTAGCGAGATGAGTGCAGTACAATCCCGGAAAGTCGATCCCATGCCTTTCAAGGACACCATGTCGCTGAATAGCTCTTTTGGCAGTTCAACCAGCGCGGAGCACTTGTCGAATAAGAAATCGACGGCTGTCACTTTGGCGCAACCGGCAAACATATCTCCCGCGAGAGAAACCAGAGAGCGGCAACCTGAAAACGTATAGCCCAGGCTGGTTAACGCGCTACATCCCCGAAAAGCGCCGTCCCCCACAGAAACCAGCGAAGTACAGTTTACAAAAGCGTATGTGAATGTCGTGACCAGCGCTTTAACAGCAAAAGCATCTGCATCAATTTTCGTGAGCGATCCACAGTTAGCAAAAGCGTATGAGAAAGTGGTGACTTTCGCGCAGTCAGTAAAAGACGGGAGCGCCGTCAGGCTGCTGCACCCATAAAACGTACTGGCAAAGGTCGTCACCTCTACGCAGCCGCTGAAAATATCTTTCGCTACAGTTTCAAGAGAGCGGCAGCTGTAAAATGCAGAAGCGAATGTCTGCGCCTGGCTGCACCCGGCAAATAAACCCGCGCCGACCGTTTTCAGCGAACTGCAACCAGAAAAGACCGTGCCGAAATAGGTCACTTTCGACAGACCAGCAAACAGACCGGCAGGAACAGAAAGAAGCTGCGAACAGCCAGTGAATGCACCGCCAAAATGATTCGCTTCAGAACATGTTTTAAACAGGTTGGCGGGAATTGCCGTCAGTGCCGTGCAATTCTGGAATACGCCGGTGAATGCGCCGCCCGGAACATCCGCAAACATATCAGCAGGCAAGACAAGAAGATTTTTACACGCCCTGAAGCTATAAGAGAATGTCCCTGCTGAACCGCATCCTGTAAATATTCCCGTGCCGATATTTGCAAGCATTGAGCAACCATCAAACGCGTAACTGAAATTCACCGCAGATACACAGCTGTGGAACAGATTATTGCCGATACTGATCAGGCTGGTGCAGCCTGCAAATACCGATGAGAAGTCGATCGCATCGGGCTGGTTTGCAAATAGCCCCGATGGAACCTCTGTAAGCGATGTACACCCTCTGAATGCGTCTGAAAAATCCTCTATCTTCATGCGAGAAAACAACGATGCCGGAATACCTGTAAGCGACGAGCAGTGGGTAAAAATATTTTTGCAGTTATTCACGTTTGGCAAATCGTCAAATGCTCCGGGACGAATAGCCATTAATCCGGTGGTATCCAAAGCGAACCCTGAAAGATGACCTCTTTCCCCTGTAACACTAATCAATTCCACAACAGGGTTCAGTTTCGAAGAATAATTAGATAAACGGCTGCGCAGACAGGCAGTTTCCGTGTTCTTAACCGTGATGGTGTATTCCTTTCCCTGTACTAATTCACGTGTAGGAATAACCCAACCTGAAGCTTCACTGGCGGGATCGAAACGGTAATCCCGGCTGTCAATGCCGTCGCCATAGTCAACCGTGAAACCCTCGTCCATATGAGCAAAGAATATTGGCCTGGTTGCACTGTCGATGCGGGTAATGAACTTCATTACCGCGACCACTTTTATGCTTATCACCGCACTGACGCCATTAGTCGTCGTAACGGTGACCGAACAGGTACCTCGCTTCATGCCCGTAACCAGAATATCGCCGTTTACTATCCGGACGGTCGCGATTGTTTGATCCGATGTAGTTACCGTAAAGGTTTTATCTTCCGCGTATTCGGGGAGAATTGTCACCGTGACCGTTTCCGCGTCACCGGGGGCCAGATTCAGCTCGTAGCGGGATAAAACCACCTGCAACGGGACAAAGCGCGGCGTGATTTTCTCCGTGGCGTACATGTAACCGGCCGCATACGAGGTTCCCTGAAGTCGGCCAAATACATGAACGGAAAACCAGCTGCGCAGATTCCTGGCGCGCAGCACCGCCAGTTTTAGATCCTGCTGGTCGTATTCCGTCACCGGCAAATCGTTCTGATACACGTTCAGGCGAAAGGTATACGGATCCCCTTTCGGGTTCTGATTGAACCATTCAACAATATCCGTCCCGAAAGGACTGTCCACCAGGGCATGACGGACGGCGGCGACCGTACCACGATGGCGGTGGATGTAGTGGGCGCGCTTGATCGCATCGCGTTTCTTTTGTTCTGACCAGTTAATATTCCAGGTATCAACCTGATATTCCCACGCCAGCCACGGCAGCAGCGCCAGCGGGCAACTGTCCGGATCTTTAACCCAACGGATCAGATATACAGGCAACCTTTCCAGCGCTGCGGCGCTGGCTCTGTCGATGGCCCGCTCCACGGCGGTGGCGTTGGGGGGCAGAATGCTGGCGGGATAATTAGCGGTCATGGTCCATCACCACAAGATTGATTTTAACGGAGGTGCAATGCGGGGCTTCGCCCATCGTCGCAACGACGTCGGCGACGGGTGAATGCAAATCGACGGTGACAACGCCGTCCTGATGCAGCGCCCCGTCTATGCCTGACCGTGCAGCGGTGGCGTTGATAAGATGCACAGAGGCAGTGTATTCGTTCAGTGCTGCGGTGGCTTTTTCCAGCACCGTGGCGGTGTCCACGCCATAAGGGACGTAAATATCAGCAACCACCTGATAACTCACAATCACAGCGGAGCGGACATAATCAGCCACATAATCCGTAATCGGACGCACGTCTTCCGGGTTTACCGCTGACAGGACTTTATCAAGCAGCGCCTGCGGGGCAGTCCCATCTCCGGTACGTGACAGCACGTAGAGAAAAACTCGTCCTTCCTGGTTATGGGTTTCAGGGCCATAGGCGCGCACATCGAGCACATCCGCATCCGCACCTCGCGCAAAATAGTGATAGGCATTTCTGGCGCCCGCCGTGCTCAGGCGAGCCCATGAGAGCAGCGTGCGGCCGCGCAGCTCTTCGTCGCTTTCATATACTGCGTCCGTCTCGTCGGTGGCTTCGGTAATCAGCAGGCGTTCAGTGTCAAAATTCCCGGCGACCTGATCGAGATCCGCCCCCAGGGCGCTCGAAAGCAGCACCGCGCGCACGGCTTCATTGATACGTTGCAGCAGATGGATCTCGCGATAGGTGAAGGCTTGGGCCAGTGCCGCCATCGGTTCAGATTCCAGCAGCATCGCAGCAGACACAGAAGCCTGAAGTTCCACAGGCATGGCCGCCACGATAAGCGCCCGGATATCAGCCAGCACCGTTTCAAAATCGGGCACCTCGACGATATCAGGCTGTGGGATCTGAGATAAATCGACGGACGTTTGCACACTAGCTCCTTAGCCTGATGGTGTTACTGGTTTCTGTCATGGTTTCCGTGATAGTGCCGGTCAGTTCAGCAGTCACCGCGCCTGTTTCTGAAAACACCACATTGACGGTGGTCAGACTGATCCGCGGCTCCCACTGCGCCAGCGCAATAGCGGTGGCGCCCATCAGTTGCATGCGGGTGACGGTGTTCTGTGGCGCATCGAGTAAATCAGGTACCACACTGCCAAAGTCCCGGCGCATCACACGGGAGCCTGTTGGCGTGGTGAGGATTTTTGTCACGGACTGCCAGAGCTGATCGTGATCGGTCAGCGCGCCGGTGCCCTCCGGGTTCATCCCGGTATAACTGGCTGTCATTGCGGACCTCCCGTGGTACTCCCGCCAGACTGCACGCCACCGTGTTTATGTTCATGTACGGTGATCCCGTTTGACTGCAACACGCCGCCGGAATGGAACACATCACCGGCCATCGTGCCGCCGTGGGTCAGTTCGAAAGTGCGCGTTTTGAGGTGTTCCGTGCATTCCACCTCCGGTGTGTCCAGCGTGACGCGGGTCTCTGCCTGGATATGCGCGGTTTTAATACCGGTCACGGACAGTGCTCCGGCATCGGCGGCGGCGTCGTAATGCAGGCGCGCGCCATCCGGTGCGGTGATGCTGATTTCCAGCAGGTTGCTGCCCGTTGGCGGATTATCTGCGCTGTATGCAGAGCCAATCACAAACGCGTTTTCAGGGTTGCCGCCCGGACAACCGATCCAGACCTGCTCCCCTATCGAGGGCGGCAGCCAGATGCTGAATGCCCCTGCGCGGGTGACGTTCCAGCGGATCCAGGTGGTCAGCAACCTGCCGGAGCGAACGCGCACCGCTTTCTTGTCGGCGCTGATTTGTTCCACGACGCCCAGGCGCAGAATGTTTTCCAGCAGGCGCATCAGCTCAGCATTCATGACGCACCGCCCAGACTGCTGATAACGGCGTTTTCCGTAGCGCTCAGGTCTGCCGGAGTTATGCCCAGTAGTTCACGCGCCGGGTACTGCGCGTAAGCGCCCGGACCAACCTCGTCTTTGAGGCCGTACTGGTGAATACGGGCAATGCGCGCAGCGATGCCGTCAAATCCTACGGTGACGCCGCCCGCGTCCGGCCTGAGCTTCATAAAACGCAGGGTGCGCAGGCGGGTAAACATCGGTGCTTTTTTTGTCTCTGAATGCGTAGCTGATTGCGTTTTGATTTCCAGATACCGCTCGATATCGGCCCGGTAGAAGGTGCGGATATCCCGGCGCTTCTCGTCAAAACCCGTGATTGTCCGGCCATATTTACCGCGCCCGCCGCGCCAGTTTTTCAGCGCCCGCACCTCGTTATTCCAGAAGAACTTGATCCCCTGCTGGGTGCGGTAAACCTTACGGCGGCGCACGGCATAGCCGCTGCCGTCCGGGTTTTTCTGTGACGCGATACGGCGCTGCTGACTGCGACGCAGTGCCAGACCAATTTTGCGCGCGGTACGGGTGCGCCCCGCCGGGCTGACGCCGTCGAGGATGTCCTGAAAGACTTGATCCAGCTCGCTGAACATGCGATCGCTCACGCTCCGGCCTCCTGAAGCATGCCTTCAAATACCAGCCCCCAGCCTGCGGCGTGGGGTGCCAGCACGCGCGGGCGCGGCTCTGGCAAATGCTCGGCATACGGCACACCGTTTTCATCCAGTTGTACCAGTACCCGCTGACGCACCGGCAACTCAAACATCAGATCGGCGGTGTCATCGTTGTTAATCAGTGTGGTGAATTTAATCTGCTGGTTTTTATCGGGGTTCAGCAGCAGATCGGGCTGATTAAACCAGAGCCAGGCCATCAGCGGCAGCGTGAAGTCGTCAATGCTCCCTGCGTAGTTCATGACGAACAGCACCAGAGAATAGCGATACATGAACGACGGCGTTTCACCGGTAGTTTCAATGCCACCCTCTTCAACAAACACCGTCCAGGCTTCCGGGTTCGCCCGGCACCAGGTATTTGCTTTCTCTATGGCGGCGCGGAGTGTGTTTATCTTCAGCATTTATGGCTCCTTTCGGGTGTTCTGGCGCAGGCTGTCCCACTGGCGGATCGCCGCTTTGTCAGCATTGCAGGCATCAAGCGCATCCATCAGCCTGTCGCTGAATATCGCCACCGCGCCCCAGGTCACTGGCTTATCCAGCGCCGGGCGTGGTGTCTCTTCGGTCAGACTCTCCGGGACGGGTTCACGGACCAGCTGAATGACCGGCGCGGGCGGCGCGTTTTTGCAGGCTGCGACTGACAGCGTCAGGCACAGGAGTAACAGCGCACGCGTCACCATTGAACGCGGCCTGCATTGCTTCACGTCGGTGCTCCCCTTCTGCATTACGCTGTTGCTCACGGACTTTCACCTCTGCCAGTAATTTGTGGGTCTGTATGGCGGTCGCCTTCACTTCCTGAATAACCTGGTCGTAACCGGTCGCCGTTTCGGTCAGCAGCTTGTTGCGGGTCCGGGCCTCGCTCAGCTGGTCGGTCTGCCACCAGACAGCAGCCAGAAGGACAAGCATCACAATCACACTGCCCGCCCTCATGACGGCGTACTCAGGCCCAGCAGGCACCAGGCTTTAAAATCATTGCGCCGGTTAACCAGGCCGGCGGAGCGCTTACCGCCCACATTGACGAAATCAGTCAGCCTGTTGCACATCTGCGGCCATTGTCTGGCCTGGGCATGCTTCCAGATCGTGGTCCTCTGCTTGCGTCCGTTTTTATCGGTGAACCACATCAGCCCGGTGCAGCCCAGATTCAGGGCCGCATCCGTCATAGCCTCAAAGGTGAGTTGCGGCATGTCGGCACCATGGAAATTGTTATTGATGCAGTTCTCCGCCCGTTGCAGATCGTTGATCCAGCGCCGCGCTATTTCCTGGTTGCTGTATTCGCGGTTTTCCACGCCGCCCGTGGAGCCAATGCCAACCGTCAACACCCCCGCCGTGCAGTAATAAGGCGTGCTGCGGCAGTCTTCCCAACCTGCAATTTTCTGCTGCCCTTCTTTCGATGTTCTGACGCTCCCGGGCGCCAGCGAAATGCCCAGAGCCACTATCACCGCAATCGAACATTTTTTGATGATGTTCTTCATGCAGGTTTGTCTCCGTGCAGTTGCTCCAGCAACTGCCGCTCGCGGTCCGACAGGTTGCGGGTTTGCGCCTGGCGGAGAATCTGCTCTATCAAATCGTTACGGCGCTGGCTGGCCTGCTCAATGCGGCGGCGGTGAATCGCCAGCCGGACGGCGGAAACAATCCCCAGAAGAAGGCCAGCCAGCGCCAGTTTTTCGCTGACGGTCATGACGCCTACGCCGGTCACCAGGGCGGATGTTGCAAACGCAAAATATTCGTTAATACGATCCAGAGTCATTCCCATAACTGGACGGTTACCCGTTCCACCTCGCTGGTTATCACGGGCATTTCGATCTCCTGCCCGGCATTCAAAAATATCTGGTTGCTCAGTCCCGGATTGGCTTCGAGCACCTTCTCCGTGACACCTGCGGTTTTGCCGTAATGACGCCAGCAGAGCTGATCAACCGTGTCGTTTTGCAACGCCCTGACTTTCATCAGAACAGCTCCGCATAGATACGGGCTTCTTCCCGAATGTCAGCGATACTCCAGCGTCCGTCCCGCCAGAGATCATCTATTTGCCTGTCCAGGGCTTCGGCGTCTTTGTCACCTTTTGGCGTGGTGCCAACATCCCTGTAACCCTCCAGAACACTGGCGCGCGTGAAGGAGTAGACCGCACGCCGGAAGCGGTAAACTTTTGCGCTTTCGCCGTTAATCTGCTCGACAGGTTCACCGACAGAAGTCAGCAGCACAGAGGCCAGAGATTCCGCACCTTCCGCTTCCCTTTGCTTGCGCCAGTCCTTCAATTGATCCGCGACATGCAGCGCGGCCTCCGTTGCCATATGCATTAATCGGGATGTTGTAATGTCACCGGCGATGCGGGCAGCCAGGCGCAGATCGTGGAGTTTTACCGTCGGCCAGAAAGTGCCGATGGCAATCTGTGCGCCGCCGTCGTCCACGTCTGTCACATCACTTTCAGCAGGTCTGACGGGGCGCTGCGCGATAAAACTCATCGTCGTTTCTCCGGTAGGTCAGGCGGTGGGCGTCCGGTAAAAAGACCGCTTCACGGGCAGATCGCCGGGCGCGCCGCCTGTGGCGCGGGGCCAGTTCATTACGCTCAGGCGTTTACTTTGTGGCGGTTTTCGTTGTCTTTTTTGCCGCCGTTTTGCGGGTGGCTTTTTGAGTGCCGGCCGCCGTTTTCGTCTGCTTGCGCGTTCGTGTTGCTTTTTGTGTTGCGGGTGTTTCGGTTGCTGCTGTATCGCTGGATGAAGTCTCATCTTCCGCATCACCACTTGCCGCGCTGGTCTGCGGCGCCTTTTTCAAAGCGCTGACCAGAGAAGCGATCTCCCGTTTCACACCGGCACCCGGGTTCAGGCTCATGGCTTCCCGGAAGAGTTTCAGCGCTTCGCCTTTGGTTTCCGCGTCTTCCGTGTCGCGACGGCAAAACGCCCTCACCTTGCACAGCTTCGCGCGGACCTCATCCGGCATATCACTGTCAGCCACAATTTCGGCCAGCTCGTCCAGCATGGGGATATAGCCTGACAAATCGGCTCCGGCGTCCGTGGTGGCGAGGTTCAGAATGGGATTGCAGATTTCCTCGGCCAGTACCGTGGGTGCCGGGCGGCGATAGTTGTCATCCGGCATGCTCAGGCCATGCTTAACGACATAGCGCCCGATACGCAGCGCCAGCGCATAGTCGGAGCAGTCCACCGCCCACACCATCAGCGTGGTGATGACCGGATCCGCGCGCCCGCTGTCGCCCTCGATCGTGCCGTCAATCCATCCCTGAAACTCAGGAAGGATGCTGGCCTTTACAGCGGCCTTCGCCTGGCGGGACTGGATTTGGCTTAGCGAAGATTTATGCATATGCAGGCGAAAGAGGATCTGCTCATGCGCGGTGCGCGTCTCCGCGTCACGCTCATCACTGATGCCCCGCCTCTCTGCCATGACCTTCTGAAAGTGTCTTTGTGCCGGTGTCAGCATGGGTTCATTCTCCTGGGCGGGCTTGCTGCCCGCCATGTGATGGGGATTATCAGGCGAATGTCACGCCGTCGATCATGGCAATCATGCCGTACTCTTCAATGACATAGTCATCATTGCTGGACTGGTAAGTCGCCACGCGGTTGTAGTGCGGCTCTTCGCGGATAGAGCGACGCAGGGAGCCTTTCTGGTAATACACAGAGAGGTTTTTCAGGTTGGTGATGAGCACGACGTCTTCAGGAATGCCCGGGACAAAGACCGTCGGCAGGCCGCCGATCTTTTCCTGGCTGACAATGAGCTGCGCGGCCAGAAGTTCGGTATTCGGATTGGTCTGGCTGAGCGCGTTCACTTTCGGCAGGTTCACTTTCAACAGCAGATCGGACGAGAGCACAGTCACCAGGCCGGGAGCGCGGCGGAACCAGGGATCCATAAGGCTGTGGCGCGCATCAAGCACGGCGGCGTCAATATTGCCGTATGTGCCAGACGCAATCACCGCGTTATTCTCATCACGGGAAGTCAGCGTGATACCCGGCATAATGCGCTGCGGCGCTTCATTGCGGATTTTTTGCAGCCAGCCAACGCCGCAATCCTGCAATAACGGGTAGGTCGTGCGGTCGGAGTTTTCAGAGTAATGCGTGCCATTAAAGCCAATCATCTGGCGATCCAGCCCCAACTGACGAGCCATCGCATTACTGATTAATGACTGAAATTCAGGGTGACCGGCCCACGCGTCCAGCTCCGCATATGAAAGCGCATAGTCATAGTTGGTTTTGCGGCAGTGGTAGTTCTGCGGCTCTTTGTTATGGTTCGGTGCAGGGTTACGGCGGTTGGTGCCGTCCGAGCTGTTATTGGTGCTCGCCATCGGTCCCTTACTGCCAATTTTTACTTTCTGCCCTTCCTGCTCTTTAACCCCAAAGTGGTTAACCAGCTTCATGAAGTCATCCGACTCCATGGCGGCCTGTTCCAGTTTTTGCTGGATAGTCGGATCGACGCTGAAACGATTGGCAACGGCTGAGGGTGAGACACCGTTCAGATGTGCCTGGCGCACAATGTACTTATCAAATAGTTCGCGGGTCTGGTTTTCCATGGTTACCTCTTAGAAGTCTGCAAGCTGCGCGCTGCTGTTGCCGGTTGCCGCCGGTCGTGCGCTGTAATTTTCTGCGGGCTGGAGCTGAAGCTGACCGCGCAGCTCGTTAAGTTCACTGGTCAGTTGCTGAATGGTGGCTTTATCCTGTTGGCGTTCCTGTTCCAGGGCTCTGAACCGGTCAATCTGGTCTGCCTGAGATTGAGCAACGGCTTCAACAACCTGATGCAACTGACTGAAACGCTGATCGTCGGTTTTCTGGCCTTTGCCAAGGATGCCCATCACTCGGTTGAACCAGTTGACGCCCTCCTCGCTGCGATGAGCTGCCAATTCGATCACTTCAGCTTCAAGCGCATCAGAGAACAGCGGCGCCTCGATCTGCTGGTTATTGAAGGCCATCACCTGCGCGCGCTGCTGCGCGGCAAATTTAAGGCGCTCAGTCCCCAGACTTGCCGGGGTGTCCGTCATCGCCAGGCCGACCACATACGCCTTACCGTTAAGGGCAAACTGCGGATGCAGCTCAATACTGGAATAGATTTTTTTTCCTTCATCGGTGAGCTGCTTCATTCGTGCCGAAGCGTCGATCTCGGCATAGAGCGCCGTACGACCGGCCAGCGGCCCTTCGGTGATATCCTCCGCGCTTAAAGCAACAACATCCCCCATGGCGCCAAAATTGCTGTCAGGAAGCATGGAGAGATAGTGCTCCACGTTCACGCGGGCGCCGTAAACGGCCGGGTTGTAGCTCGCCGCCGCATCGCGGAGGTGCTGCGGCTGGATCTCGCGCCCGTCAACGGTAGCGCCGGAAACCGCAACGCGAAACTTTTTGCGGGCGGGTTTAGTCGTGCTGGCCATGTCGTTTTATCCTGTTGATTAATGTCAGTCGCTGCATCATCGCAGAGCCTGAAAGCCCGGCGCCACGCGGTTTTGTTGTCGGAGAACGGCCAGACCTGAAAGCCCGAGCCGCGAGGATCGCGCGCAGGTAATCTCCCTGCTCAAAAGGGGGAAGTGATGATTCAGGATGCGTTTATTCGATTGAGGGCAAAGCAGCTCTACTGGCAGGGTTACCCGCCCGCCGAAATTTCGCGACTCATGGGTATCAACTCAAACACGGTTTATTCGTGGAAAAAGCGCGACGCATGGGATGACACAACGCCCATCAAACGGGTGACGCAATCCATTGATACCCGTCTCTGCCAGTTGAGCGCGAAAGACAATAAAACCAGTGGCGATTTCAAAGAGATTGATCTGTTAACCCGGCAGTTGAAAAAGCTGGATACCGGGCAGGCCTCCACTATCAGCGGCGTAAAAAAAACCAGTCGTCGCAAGAAGAAAAACCACTTCTCCGAGGAGCAGATCGAGGCGTTGCGCTTAAAAATTCTCGACTCTCTCGCATGGCATCAGCGCGGCTGGTACGAACAACGAGATCAGCGTAACCGGATGATCCTCAAATCACGGCAGATTGGCGCTACCTGGTACTTTGCCCGCGAGGCATTGCTGGGCGCACTGAGAACAGACGTTAAGCACGACTACCAGCGCAACCAAATCTTTCTGTCAGCATCACGAAAGCAGGCGCTACAGTTCCGCAACTTCATCCGCAAAGCGGCTGAAGAGGTGGACGTCGAACTTAAAGGCGGCGAGCAAATCACGCTGTCAAACGGCGCAGAGCTGCATTTTCTCGGTACGTCGGCGGCGACGGCGCAGTCGTACACCGGCCACCTGCGATTTGATGAGTTTTTCTGGACAGGAAACTTTATCAACCTGCGTAAGGTCGCCGGCGCCATGGCAACACTTAAAGGCTTAACGCGTACTTACTTCTCTACTCCATCCAGCGAAAGCCATGAAGCCTATCAGTTCTGGACCGGCGATCGATGGAATGCGAAACGGCCTAAAGCGCAGCGCGTTGACTTTGACGTGTCCTGGAAGAAAACCCATAGCGGCGTGCTTTACCCGGACAAAACGTGGCGGCAAATCGTCACTATTCAGGATGCTATCAATAACGGCTGGGACTACACCGACATTGATGAAATCCGGGACGAAAACAGCCCTGATGAATTTGAAAACCTGTACATGTGCGAGTTCGTCAAAGACGGCGAAAGCGCGTTCAATCTTAGCCAGTTACTGGGGTGCGGCGCTGACGGGTATGACGACTGGCCCGACTGGAAACCGTTCGCCAGTCGCCCTATGGGCCAACGTGAAGTGTGGCTGGGCTACGACGCCAACGGCGGCAGCGGCAATGGTGATGCCGGTGCTCTGTCCGTGACGGTCCCTCCCCTTGTGGCTGGCGGTCGGTTTCGCACGGTTGAATTGAAGCAACTGCGAGGGCTGGAGTTTGAGCAGCAGGCGGCGGTCATCAAAGAGGCTGCCGAGCGCTACAACGTCACTCACATCGCCATCGACGGACAAGGCGTCGGGGAGGCGGTCTGGCAGATTGTTAAAAACTGGTTCCCGGCGGCTATTTGCTACCAGATGAGCCTCTCTTCCAAGCGCGCCCTTGTCCTCAAAATGTTGCAGGTCATCCGCGCCGGCCGCTGGGAATATGACCGCAGCGAGCAGGGCCTGGTCAGAGCCTTTAACGCTGTTCGCAAAGTTGTTACGCCCGGCGGTTTCATCACTTACGAAACTGACCGATCGCGCGGCGTAAGCCATGGTGATATGGCGTGGGCAACCATGCTTTCGATTATTAATGAACCGTTGGGCCAGGAAAGTGGCGGCGGTGGTTTCGCAATGGGATGGTAACTGTGAAAAAGAAATACGGTAAAAAGCCGATAGCCAGCACCGCCGGTTCTGACATTGCGGAGTCACTGAAGGCCGATCCCGCGTTGACAGCGTTCAGCTTTGATGGCCCTTATCCCGTGCGTGATATGGCCGATTTGCTGGACAATCTCTATTGCCTAGATAACGGGCGATACTATGAAACACCGGTAGATTTTTATGGGCTGGCTAAAGCTCCGCGCCAGAGCGCCTGGCATGAGTCTGCCCTGTACTTCAAACGTAATGTGCTCACCGGCTGTTTTATCCCGCACAAGCTGCTCAACCGTCAAACCTTCTCAGCCTTCGCGCTGGACTGGTTCACGTTTGGCAATGCCTACCTTGAACTACCGCGCAATCGCCTGGGCGGGCTACTTCCCTTCCGGCATTCACTGGCGAAATACACCCGGCGTGGGAGTACGGATCTCGATCAATACTGGTTCATCCGGCGCTGGAAAGAGGAACACTCGTTTAAACCGGGTTCAGTGTGTCACGTTCTAAATCCTGACATTAATCAGGAGGTCTACGGCATGCCCGAATATATGGCAGCGCTGCTGGCGGCCAGTTTGTCACACTCCGCTGATATGTTCCGCAAGCTGTATTACGACAACGGCTCCCACGCGGGATGCATTGTCTATATCGGCGCGGGACAAATTGACGATAAAAGCATGAAAACAGTCAAAGAAACGTTGACCGGCGCTCGCGGGAAAGGGGCATTTAAAAACGTACTGCTGCATGCGCCAGGAGGCGGCAAGGATGGCGTTCAGATCCTGCCGTTTCAACAGATCACGGCGAAAGATGAGTTTATCAACATTAAGAACGCCACCAGGGACGACATACTCGCGGCGCACCGTATCCCACCGCAGCTGATGGGCGCCATGCCAGCAGGAAATGGATCGTTTGGGGATATCGAGAAGGCCGCACGGGTCTACGCTATCAACGAGCTGACGCCAGTAATGGAGGCTCTGAAGGTGGTCAACGAGTGGCTAGGAGAAGAGGTGATCCGTTTCAACCCATATGCGTTGCTTACCCCTGAGAAATAACCGCCAAAAAAATTCAGTTTCTTTAAACAACATCAGCCATCTATACCAGGCCAGCGTTTTCGCTGGCCTCATCTTTACTGCTTAAAGAATCCCGCATCAGCGCCCCTCTGCGCGTCGCTGCTTTTTGCCTGCGCGAGAGGCATGCCTCTACCTAAAATCACCGCTCACCGTGACTCAGAACCCGTGAAATTGCGTATTCTTCCGCCTTCCCTACCCTGACCCGTTTGCGGGGGCTTGCCCCCCGTCACCTGCGCGCAGCTACCCTTCCATTTTTCGTGCATATACCAAACCGGCCTCAGACCGCACCTTGCATGGGCCTAAAAAGGAAAAAGTATATCAAAAAAATTGTGCAAATCTGCGCACTATTGTGCAAGAAAGAAAAAGACGAGGAACGGCCAACATGACCACAACTGGCTACACTGCACGTGAGCCCCTCAGCAGCCCGCTGGCAGGGGCTTTTCTAGTGTCTCAACCCAATACCCGATACGACGCAGATAATACCGACCCAATCCCTCTCTGTGCAGTGTTAATAAAAAAGCCTCAAACATGAGGCTTTTTGATGGATAATCAAGTTCTGACAGGTATAGTTGCTTGAGGCTGAATGGGTGCCAAGATCTGGTTATAACTTCGTAATATATCGTTATACAGATCCGGATGTTTATTTGCAGTTATCGTAAGTATCAATGCATATTTAATTTTCTCAGCTTTATTACCTTGTATCGCCCCTCCGCCTTGCCTCGCATTATAATGAATATCGAATACAGGTTTATTTAGAGAAGTGCCACGCATACTTTTTGATGCATGTAGCACTGTCTCCCACTTGCCCATATCAGAGCGACGCTCCTGCTCATTGGCATATTTTTTTAGTTCAAAAAAACCTTTGGTGTCAGCATTCTGAGCACCTTGTTTTTTCTTACTCTCATCAGGTCGGAACGATATTTCGAGTCCTGCTTTTGTGTAAGATGCTGAATCCTGAGGATCAACAGAAGTTGAAAAACAAAAGGTTGCAGTTAGGTTCACCATACCATTAAGACCGCCATCTGGTATTGGTAATGCTGCCCTCAGGTATTTGCCAGGTTTCAATTCTCCTTGATACACGATTCTGGCTACTCCATTGGGACTTACAATTATATCATTAATATTTTCAGGTAGTTTTCCCCAACCAACTTCTGCATGAGAATAATCTTTTTGAGAACATGAATGAATCATAAGCGCTTTGATCGCCAATGTTGTTAGATCTCCACCTAAAAGAGCTTTGATTCCAACCGCTGTACGTAATGCATATGGAGCGGCAAAACTTGTACCCATTTGAGGTGCGATTACTGGATTTGTATCGTCAGTTAGAACGTGAAAATATTCACGCTCTTCACCACCGAAAGTAACTAAGTCAGGTTTAATAACTCCAGGGCTTCTTCCAGGCCCCATAGCACTATATGAGGATCGCGCCCATTTGTTAGAGTCTGTAGAATTGGCTGCACCAATAGAAAGACCATTCACTGAGTCAGCAGGTACTTGAATTCTAGCATTGCCAGACTCTTTATCCATCTCACCATTATTTCCTACAGCGATTGTCATCAGCGTTTCACCATCGCTGAGCAGATCATCGATCACAGAAGTCCATGCATGAACTTCTGAATCCTCAATAGGCAAATTAGGCCCTAAACTTAAGTTAATGAATTGATACTGTCTAGAAAGAAGAACCTCTTCAATCAACCCTAGAGTTCTATAAAGTTCAAGAGGATGTTCATTACAGATGTCGGCATCTAAAACCCTCAAGTGATCAACATAAGAATATGGTCGAGGGGCCATGGTTCTGGCTTTTAAGGGGCCAAAAAGAAACGCTGATGTTACTGCGAGGCCATGCTGTAACGCATCGCTATCATCCGAAGCACCATCATCCATAACTCGATATGAATTAAGCCATTTCTGTATTGAGTGTTGTTTAGGCAGACCACCATCTAAAATAGCTACTCTTAAATCACTTACAGGTGGATCGCTGGGTAATAATGTTTGAATTTTAACACCCGAGGCTCTTTGTATTGGACGAATACCGCGCAGGGGAGGTACGGGGCGAATTACCCTAACAAATGTAAATAAGGATAAAGTCTCGATTTTTTCTTGACCGCACTGAACGGGGACAAACCAAAGATTACCCGCCGTAAAAGAAAGCTCTGAGTAAAGAGTAATGCCATTATCTTCGGCATAACCCATAAACGCTGATTGAACTAGGTCACTATTGTTACTCGGTAAAAGATGTATGCCAACCTCGAAGAACTCGCCGGCTTCCCTATTGCTAAAGGGGACTATTCTTTCTTCTGGCTTATAAGCAGAAAACATTTCAATTCGTGCGAAGTCTATCGCTTCGTCACTACCATCGTCTAAAGACTGTACCCATGGAATTATATTTTTGAAAGAAGAGCGTTTACCCGCCACAAAAATTTGGGTAGTTGGAAACTCTGTCACTTCGGCTTTGCGTTTCCAACCGTCAGGCTTAATTTTAACAGTCTTACTTCCTATTGATTGCAGGTTATTTTCCCGGAGTAAAGTATCCGGAAAAAAAGAACGAGCAATATAACTAGGGTTAAGTGTTAAAGTAGCTACAGCAAAATCATTTGGGCAAGCAACAGCTGGCAAATCATCCAAATCAGATGTTGCTTGTTCAACTTGAGGTATTAATCTCTGCTTTGCTTCAGCAAAAGTGTAAACCTCTGATTTATCCATTCCGCGTCGAGGGCCAACAACAGCACTTGCCAGCAATTCACCGCGACCTATTAAAAAATTAGTAGCCATTACCGTTCCTTTTATGCAACTGTGCCCTCAGAGGCACGATGTTTACGGATAGTATCTCGACTAACCCCGGTAATATCTGAGATAGAATGCTGTGAGAGCTTTGTCTCTTTACTGAGGCTTAAAGCCACCTCCAGCTTCTCAGTACGTTCCAATAGAGAAATCCTACTTTTTATAAACTCTTCAATTAATTCCTGATCAGATGCAATCCCTAATGCCACTGCTCTACGGAATTTATTTACTTCTTTTTCAATGTTGCTAAATGATTCATTTTTAAACGTTAAGGTCAAAATATCAACCCAGCGTGAAAACATTGCAAAATCAGGCCCTGAAAACCTTCTTAACGCATCAGAAATACTTGCAGCATCTGGTTTCTCGAAGTTAACTATCATATCGAAGCGGCGCCATAATGCAGGATCGATCAACTCCTCGTGATTTGTGGCCGCCAACAATAAAGAATTTGTCGGCCATTCATCAACTTCCTGTAAGATGACTGTTACTAGTCTCTTGAGTTCACCAATGTCAGAGTCGTCGCTACGTTTTTTAGCTATCGAATCAATTTCATCAAGTAATAATACGCATGGTTTTTTCTTTGCGTAATCTAATGCTGCTCGCAAATTATTACCGCTTTTGCCAAGATAACTACTCATAACAGCAGTTAAATCAAGGATATAAAATGGCACATTGAGTTGTTTTGCCAACCAAGCTGCCGTTAAAGTTTTGCCCACCCCTGGAGGACCTACGAAAATTGCAGATCGCGTCGGTGACAATCCCAAGTCGTTTAACCGTTGGATACTTTTGCGCTCGAGTATGAGCCTGTCTAATACCGATTCATTTTTTTCCGAAAGTACAGGTTTTTCAAGTTCATCTTTCAGAACTGGCGTCTTCAGTAGACTTAATCGCGATTCATCATCCACAGGCAAAGGCTGTGGGGAAACTGTGTGCGTGGGGCTAGATGCCTTACGCAAGCTGTTGTGGCTGTTCGCAGGTTTCGAACGCAAGTATTGATCAAGCTGAGCCGCCAATTCAGGTGATGAGTCACGATACTTACGAACTAAACGAGCGACATACAACCTAACATCATCATATTGTTCGGCTATCACCAGCCTAACCAGCTGGGCTAAATCAGACTGAATGCCGCTTAAATCGCCCATGGGAATCACAACCTCCTGATATACAACAAAAAAATAAAAACACATTCCGGACTATTTTAATAGTATTGCACTTATCATCCGAACATGAAAGCGTAATCCTATATAAAATCACAGTATGATTTGTGAATCACACTTCCCTAGCCGCCTGACGCCAACGGTTAATCAGAGTGTCCGCCTTGTGCTTCGCTAGAGTTTTTCGCCAGTGTATGTCCACCCCCGTAACTAACAGCTCACCAGTAACCGGATGTGCGCGATATACCGTATCCAGCACCGTCACTTCATTGCCGCGTGCCAGCTGTAAGGTCTGCGGTTTACTGATCAGCACCTTCTTCATTTTCGCCCATGACTGAACTAAGCCCGCCAGTCCGGCGATTTCCGGTGATAAAACCTGCTCTCTCCGCCTAATTTCCTGGGCGGCCTTGAGATAGCTTTCTGCCCTGCGGGTGTCATATTCGGTACAGTCGCCGACGGTAATGCTGTACGCCAGCGCCTCAAACTCATCGGCGGGGGATTTATGCCGCTGCTGTTTGTGGGTATGGATACCTCCCAACACTTGTTTTCGCTGTTCGCGTGTTAACTGACCAATCTCGAACTGTTCAGGCTCTTCCCGCTCATCTGGCACTGTCATTAATGGCGGTGAACCGGGATGCTGATTTGTTCGTTTTTTAACCT